GGTCCTAACACCTTTTGGAGATTGTCGACTTATGATGGAGTGGAATATACCAACCTAACGGTGTAGGCTCCAGGTCATGATTGACCTACTTATCACGACCCTCATTGCTGGAGTTGCAGTTACTTACGTTATTGAATTCATAGAACTTGTAACTACAGGATTCTTTGGCGTACCTCTACTCAACAAGTTCTTAACACTTCCATTAAGTTTTGGTGCGTTGATTTCTCAAAACTCATTAGATAAGCAATTTGTCATTGCAGTTCCTGCTATTGCTACAGTTGCACTTCTACTTAGCAAGTACTTAAATAAACCAAGGGTTGTACAACAACGACTACCACGACTATAGGGACACGATATGAAACGGATGATCTTACTAACTTTTGATCCAAGCGCTGATGTGTACTACCCGCTTGTAGAATTACTCGGCAAAGAAGATGTGAGTGAAGTTCTTATTCCAGTAATTACTAGAGGAATATTTACAGAGACTGCAATCAACGCCGTTAAAGAGCAGGGAGTAGATTTCAAGATCTACCTCGATGTAGAGACAACGATGGATGGCTTGGAAGAAGAGTCAGAGCAGATCACCATCTGTTCCAATCCGATCAAGGAGTTGCTCAACCTCGTTACCCCAGATGACATCCTTGCGATGGCATGGGATGACTCAGATGAGGCTCACATGACCATTCACGCCCTGGAAGATTTTGGCCTTGAGATGTGGAATATCAAAGGCACACTCAATCCCATCGAGATGGATTACACAGAGGACACCACGGAAGAGTTACACGACGCCATGCAGGAGAGTCTTGCCTCCTTCATCGAGGTCTTCTCTGCCTATGTAGCCTCATCCGTCTTAGACACCCTGATGGACACCATCACAGAGCGACTAGAGGAAGAGTTGAACTCTAAGGACATCAATCCCTTCAAGGATGATGACACCCTGTGAGAATCCCACATGAGGCGTATACCGCTGACCTGACCGATTATCAGTTCCGACTGCTTGCCACCATATGCCATTTAGCGGGCTCTGGAGGCCGTCTACAGGCCTCAGCAGCCCAACTTGGTATAGAGACTGGCAATGTCCATGAGAAGACCGTCCGTAGAGGCCTTGCAGCCTTGGAAGAGGCTGGCTTTATCAAGCGAACTCGGACCAAAAGAGCCAATGGGTACCGTGGCGTAGACTTACTGGACATTACAAGCCCAAGCGGGACGCTAGAGTTCCCTAACCTAGGGGACGCAAATGTCCACACCTCACATGACTATAAGTCACGTAGCCATATTACTAATAAGTCATTAGTACCTAATAGCAAAGATAGTAATCAATTAAAAGATATTAGAAACACCGAAGGTGTTTCTATGAAAGAGATACGAGTGCCTATGAGAAAATGGGAAGATGATTCAGACAATCTTGCAGGCTTCGGCCTTGTTGAGGAGCGGGACGCTGTTCAGCCGAAGATCCGCAAGTCAGACCCAAAGACCCGTGGCAAGCGACCTGAGCATGAATGGACTCCCATGGACGTCGCTGCTGAATTCTCATATCGAGTTGGTAAACGCTACCCGCTCCTACCAGGCACCGTTAACGTCAGACAGTTATCAGGAGCCCTCAGCAAGTTCAGAAAGCAATACCAGACCACAGCCCTAGTCGAGTTGGAACTGCTCAAGTTGTTTATGGCAGATGAGCGCAACTTCCAGAACATCGGGGATGAGGCACCCCACCTCTACAAGTTGTACCTTGCATCCTTCGGCAAGAAGATGAACCAAGCCCGTGAGAATTTGGGACTTAACAAGGTCAATGCTAAGGTCGATACATCTGTTAAGGTCTCCACCCTAACCGCCAGTGATGGCAAGGTCTTCCAGAACTCACTGTCTGGTCGTGCACAACTAGAACGATACGAAAAAAGATTGGGAGCAGATAAATGATTCTAGATACAGGAACGATGATTGCAATCATGATCGCACTTGCTGGTTCAGTAACTGTGATGTGTTTGTTTTGGAGAGAGAACGTCTTTTTACAAAAGCAAGTAAGACAACTACTAGAGGAGAAGAACAATGGCTAAGAAGATGACACAACGATTTACAGCGTCTATCACTTTGAATCCTGAAAAGGCTGGAGCATGGATTGCGGAAGTAAGCATTAGTAATATTTACGAAGGCGCTAATGTTCGTCTAGGCGCTGGAGCAAACGATGAGGTTGTTGTTAAATCAAATCGTTCTGCATGGAAGAACGCATCAGCAGCAAAGCGTTGGATCAAGACACAGGCTGCAGAGATGACACCTCGCAAGTCAGTCAAGATGGTTGCAGGCGATGCAGTAGATGCAAAGGGAAAGCCAACATCATTTGCTGGAGTACTTGAGTACAAGGTTGCTTATGTAGAACCTGCTGGCGGAACATTCTAAGTTAAAAGTAAGAGGGGGAAACATGTACGACATCAATCAACTGTCTGCTTTAAAGAAGCACTGGCTACTGCGTACCTCAAATATCCCACGTCGTTTTCTAGGTCTTGAACAACAAGACATCATCGATAGGGCTGGAGAGTTTCCTAGCGAGGTATCGACGTGGATTGATGATGCAGTGGGCGGTCAGGTCATCAAGCAGATCGGCAACATCGGCATTAACGGTGTCGGGCTACTGTTTGATGGCGGTCCAGGAATTGGTAAGACGACTCACGCAGTAGTTGCTGCTATGGAGTTCATCCGAAGACTTCCAGAAGACGATGTTGAGGCTGCAAAGGTCTTGGGTCTGACAGCATCTGACTATGGGCTAAGCGCTAGGCCGATCTACTACATGACCTATCCAGAATTTTTGTCCAGAAAAAAGTCAACCTTCGATGCGGATCACGATGATAAGCGCAATATGGTTTATGAACTTGATGGCTTTCACGGACGCTCGAAGTTTGACTGGCTTAATGTTCGCATACTTGTGATTGATGATCTCGGTAAAGAGTACGGTTCTAAGTATGACGACAGTTCATTTGATGAAATTCTCAGACTAAGATACGACAAGGCTCTGCCCACAATCGTTACTACAAATGTTAGACTAGAAGATTGGGAATCTGAGTACAAGGAAGCGATGGCAAGTTTCGCTCACGAAGCATTCATTAGAGTCCCTATCATTGGTTCTGACCTGCGAGCAGCACAATGAGAGGTATGAACATGGAGTCTCCTTGGAGAACAGTTCAAGTCTTTATCTCTGCACAGGCTGCTGGTATTTTTGAAGTTGAAGTCGATACTGACACAAAGAAAACACGATGCAACTGCCCTGTGTGGCGTAAGACAGCCTCATGCAAGCATGCAGCCTTTGTTCAGAACAAGATGCGCTACAACAACGGTCACTACTCCATACTCGTTCCTACAGATATCTCTGAGGACCTAGCGGTAGAGGCAAGCGATGACCCGAAGAAGTTCCGTGAGTTCGTGGTCAAGTACGCTAAAGTAGAGGTCATATGAAAGGCGGGGACATTTCAAATGTCTCCTCTCTCCAGGTAGTGTGCCTTACTGATGTAGTTATTGCATTGGTTGAAGAAGAGACCAGAAAACTTTTGTCCAAGAAACTTGAGTACAAGATTGGCAATATCGATTTACAGAATGCAAACAAGTTGTGGAACCTTGCAAACAAGTACGGTGTCTCACTTGAGTTGGCTGGATACGAAGACCATGGCTGGACTGAAGAGTTACTTGAGAAAGCATTTGACAAGTTAGAAAAGCGTGTGGTCAATCCATTCAACTACTGGCAACTCTACGAGAATCCAGATGAGTTAGTCGCTGGTATGCCATACCGTGCTAATCTACGGGGCGTCATTGACATCCCTGGCAGAGTTGCACGATACGGGTCAGCAGGAGTACAAATAGACAATATGTAAGAGGGGGCACTAAATGGCATCTGACAATGAGCATCGCTTAGTCAGCAAGGTCATTCGAGATCGAGACATTGTTCCAGCACTACAACGTGGTGTTACCAATGCATGGTTCTTAGATGATGACAACAAGAGGGTCTGGGATTTTGTCCGTAAACATTACGGTGAGTACAGCGAAGTACCTACTGCTGTAACTGTTAAAGATCACTATCCAAACTATAAAGTTTTAGATGTACAAGACAACATCGAGTATTTACTTGACACGATAGTTGACTTCCGTCGTCGACTTCTAACTCGCCAAGGTCTTGAGAATGCTATCGAGCAACTGCAGGACAACGATCACGACGCTGCTCTGCTTGCTATGGAAGCCACGATCACTAAGGTCAATGAGCAAGGTGTCCTTGGAACTCACGAGATCGACCTTACTAAGAATACCGAGGAGCGTTACAAGGAATACCAATCACTTCAGAACGCAACCTTCTTAGGAATTCCTACAGGGTTTGCAAAGATTGATGAAGCAACTGCAGGACTGCAGTCTGGTCAATTGATTACTATCATCGCTCCACCAAAGACTGGTAAGTCACAGATCGCACTACAGATGGCGATC